GCCTGTGGGGGATACAAGGATAGCTTCAGTTGTGTCTACAGAATAAACTGCGTTAGTTACACTTGCATCGTATTCCCACCAAGAACCATCAAAGAAAGCACCCTTGGTTGTTGGCAGAGCTTTTAATTGAGTTCTCGTAGACAACGGCTCTACAGCACCATCAGCACCATCAGCACCATCAGCACCATCAGCACCAGCAGGCCCTGTTGGACCAGCAGGTCCAGTAGCACCTGTAGGTCCAGCAGGACCAGTAGGACCAGTAGGGCCTGTAGGACCTGTAGGGCCTGTAGGGCCTGTAGGGCCTGTAGGACCAGTGGCACCAGTAGGACCAAAAGCACCTGTAGAGGCTATTGATACTGTGTGAACAACAGCTTCAACATTATCAGTACCAGGCGGCGGATCGCTATCAAACGTCAGCGTCGTTCCTGAGATTTCGTAGGTGTCTTTGTTTTGATAGACGCCGTTAACGAAGACATTAGTTAGGCTTTTAGACGTAGGTGTCGATGTTAATGTGAAGACTGTCGTGTTTCCGTCAGCTGAGAACGTATCAATAGACGACGTTCCTGGAGCGTTGTAGTACGCCATGACCTGTATGTTATTAGTACCAGGCGGCGGGTACTCATCGAACGTGATGGTCTGTCCATTGATTGCGTATTTGCTTTTCTGTTGGTACACACCGCTCACAAAGACGTTCGTGTTCTCTGCGCTGATAGGTGTCGTGCTTAGACCAAAAGATATGGTGCTGCCATCAGCTGAGAACGTATCAACCGTAGCTGAAGACACCCGATCAACAACATTGTCCAAAGACTCTTGGGCCAGATAGAACGCTTGTAAGCTGTCTGTATCAAGCGTCTCTTCACTTAAGATACCACCAGTCTGATAGTCAATAAGACGCTGTCCGGGCGACGTGTGTCGCTCAATAGAAACAAAAGCTCCAGCAGTTGGCACAGAGGAAAGCTGGATGCGGCTGTCGTTTATCCAGACAACTGATTCATCAAGAAAATCGTCAACATAAACTTTGACGTGGCTTTGAGACAAGTAGGAAAACGAAACGTCAAAGAGGTCCGTAGATCCTGTTGCTGTATAAGTATCTTTAGCATATGCCAATTCTTAAACTCCTATTGCAAACCAAAGAATACCGTCAGCTGCCGAGTCCCACGTTATATCGAAGTGGTCTAAGCTGGTCGCGTAGTCCGTATTAACAGTAATGTTCTGATAGTTAGCGCCGTTTCGCACCATAGAGAACTGGATTGAATACACAGCGCTGGTAAATGATGTTGGATAATTTATTTGCATTGACGCCCCAGTGTCTGCTTTGTATCCCCATTGCATTAAGATACCACCGCCTAACTCTATGTAACCGTTTGCGGATGCGCTTACAGAAGGGAAGGCTGCTTGCTTAACTCGTAGGGGCGTCATGCCTTTAGTGTTGTTTGTTCCTGCCTCTGCTTCAGATTGTGAGGCAATAGCTGTAAAGACACCATCAGCACCATCAGCACCATCAGCACCATCTGCACCATCTGCACCATCTGCACCATTAGTACCTGCTGGTCCAGTGGCACCTGTGAGGCCGGTAGGCCCTGTAGGTCCACGAGGTATCGTAAAGTTCAGGATAGCGTTTGCAGCAGTACCAGCGTTAACAACAGAAGCGTTGCCACCAGCTGCGCTTGTTGTCGTGGTTCCAACAGCAATAGATCCTTCCTCTGCGATGTCCCACACTTCCTGTGTCAGATAGAACGCTTGCAGGCTGTCGTTGTCTAAGATCTCTTCACTGAGAACCGCACCGCTCTGATAGTCCACAAGACGTGCTGTTTGAGACGTAGACCTAACTAGAAGAACAATGGCACTACTAGCTGGGGCTGTAGAGAACCTGATCTTCTGAGGGTCTGTGGTGAACGTGTAGTCGTCTGGGTTTGTCTTAGTGATACCATCGACCTTAACGACCACATGAGACGCTTCGATGTAAGGGAACGTAATGACAAAGTCCGTCGTAGAACCGTCGCCCGTGTAGCTATCTTTTGCGTATGGCATTAGTTCTACTCCTCTCCTATTTGTTTCATAACGTCAATCATTTGTTTATAAGGAAGCACCATCTGAAGGTTTTTAACAGCCTGGTTTGGGTCCCCTTCGACAGCTCCTCGTACTCCTGTGGCTAACCTGTCTGCTACACCTAACCCTGGGCCACCTAATAAGCCCGATATAGGAGCGTTTCCATAACGCCCAGGTGTGCTTGGGTATCCAGCCATACTGGTTACAGCTGCCCACACAGCCGCTGTTGGTTGGCTTAAGTAGTTTGTAAAACCTGAACGGTCAAAGATGTCATAGGCCCATTCAGTTGCTGTCCTCTCTTTGACCTCACCGTCTCTAATGAGATCCTTGGCAACAAGAACCATGCTGCCAAGTGCAGACACATAGCCCATGTACAGAAGAATCTCTGCGTCTTTGTAGTTCATTCCGCGCTGTATGGCAGGCAATATGGTCTTAGGGACCGAAACGAACCCAAAGGTCTGGAACTGGAAGATGGTCTTGAACACAGGGTTACTCATGAACAAAGGCTTCTCGCCAAGGCCCGGAGTCGTAATCGCCTGGTTAGCATTACGCATCATAGCGGCTTTAAGGTTCTTTACGGCCTCATCGCCTTCTGGTCCCGATTGATGCCAACGATGCCAGTCTAGTTCGAACACACCCTTGTTGTTTACGGGTGGGTACTTGTCTATCATCTTCTTGATGAGAGCCATGTTCTCACGGTCTAAGTTAAAACTTGCGTACTTGGCGACCAGCTTTTGTGCCTTCGTGTCTCCGGCAGTAGCCTTTGCCAATACAGCCTCGTAGTCACCTATGTCTTTGACCAGATGGTGTTGCATGGCGTTTAGCGCTGTGATCTTGCCGCGTGTGTTCCACCACTGCATAGCAGACCAGATGGACACACTGTTAGTAAGACTGTTAGCCGCTCGTGACACTAGATTAGTAGCGGCGTAGGTGCGGCTTCCTTGTTGTCCTAAAGCACCCGGCAGACGCTCTTGTTCAATGTTAGCCAAAGCAAGCGCTCTGTTGTTCTGCATAATGTTTTCTAAGTGGGCCACAAGCGTTTGTAGCTCAGACTTGGGCAAGCCTCTGAACGTGTCCGCAACATTACGCATCAATAAAGCGCTGTCAGCGTGGAACCCGTTGACCAAAGCTTTCTGGGCAAGGTCAGTCATAGACCCAACCATAAACCCAGGACCATAGACAGAGTATGCCCACTTCCTAAGTTTATCAGCAGACCAAGCCAACGTGTTTACCAAGTTGTTGTCTGTGGGCTTTGGACCCGCACGGCCCATGTACTCGTCCAACATACCAGTCATAGATTCTCTAACGTCATCAGCGTGTGTCTTCAATTGACGCCTGTATCGATCACTGATGTTAGGGTCTCTCATCTTTTCGTTCACAGCCTCAACAGCGTCGTTCACGATCTTAATGGTATCTGTGGTTCCAAAAGTTTGCTTAAGGCCTATCAGTGACGACAGCTCTCTGTTGGCCACATCCATTGTTCCAAACAAGTCGTCGCTCATAAAGCCTCTATCGAACAACTCGTCCAGCTCGTCGTTGGTCCATGTGATCTGACGTTTCTTCAAGCGGTTGCTCATGGAGGACTCTACGGCGTCGATAGACCCTGGGAGACGATTGCCTGACGCAATGTCGGACACAAGTCGCTTAACGTACTCGTGGACAGGTGCGTTCTTACCTTGGGCTCGTGCGAGCTTTTTGGCCTTCTTCGCAGCGGTCTTGTCTTTACCAGCTTGGCGCGTTGTCTCTTTGCGACGTGCGGTCAAGGCTTTGCGTTTGGCCCTGAGGTTTTCTAAAGCGCTCTGAGCGTTGTCTACCGCTTGTTGCAGGTCGCCAGCTTTTTTGTTTAAGTTGGCAAGCTCAATTTCGTTCTTTGTTATTTCTTTATTTATCAGACGCTGGCGCTCTCTTAGTGTATCAAGAACTCTTCCGTAAACCTTTTTAGATGCAGATGCTTTAACAGCTTCTTCAAGAATCTGATCTGGATCTGCAAGTCTGAGGTCTGCCTCAGTCAACAGGTTACGAGCAGCTGATACGTCTTGAGCCAGTGCCTGATCACCCATGTCTTCAAGCTCTTTAAGAAGACCTTCTGCTTCTGCTACTTGAGACTGGGCTCGTTTTTTGTATTTGCCTGTTTCGTGGAAGATACCCATTCGGATCTTCTGTTCTTCCTCTAGGCTTTTGATCTCCGTATCAAGCTTTGTCTTTTTGTCTCTAGCGTTCTTAAGCTCAGTCTTTTTGGTTATCTGATCGTTCTGACGGTTTTTCAGAATAGCCACAGCTTCTTTGATAGAACCGTTTTTAATCTCGGTGTCTGTTTTTCTAGCGTCACGAGCAGCTAGAACAGCTTCCCTCCTGGAGTCCTTAGCGACCTGAAGAGCGATATCCTGATTGATCTCAGCTTCTAGAAGAGCCCGCTCGTACACGTCTCCAGACCAAGACTCAAGAATATCAACCTTTGCTGCCAGTCCTGTCTTGGTGGTGTAATCGATGCCGTTGATGGTGATGTCTTGTTTGCCTAGAGCTGCAAACTCGTCAGGCGTGATGGCTCCACCAAAGCCGTCAATGTCGTTTAGAAAATCTTCCGTTGGATCATCCAGAAACTTACGAAGCAGTATCTCTTCAAAACCTGCACGATCAGCAGCCACAGCGTCCCTAAGATAGATATGAGCCATGACATAGTCTTTGCCTAATAGCTGCTCTTCAGGAACCTCAAGCGTGTCGCGTAGGAACTGTTCCATCTTTTTGTTCTGGGCGTGTACATCATCAGCTATGTCCTTTGCCGCAGCCAAGATGGTCTTAGTGTTATCAGCACCAAACCGTGCCTTAAGCTTATCTACATTTAGCTTTGAGATAGGGTTAGCATCGTCGTATCGCATTGCTGTCATACGAACTAACGCAGAGATCTCTTCTTCTTCTAAGTGCCCCTCGTCTTTGATGTATATCTTCTGGCGCTGTTCGCCTGTGACGACTTTTCCTGCGTCTTCCACAAACCTTAGAGCGTCGGTCTTCGCTTCCTGAAGCGTACGTCCAGTTTGGGTCGAAGGACCACCTATCTTGGCAATCAAGTCACCAGCTTTTTGCTTAACGCCTATTGCAAACTCTGTGTGACTAAGCTCAAGGGCTGCTTTTATATCAGTGGCCGTTATTCCTGGGGAACCACCAGTGCCCATAGACTCAAGGATAACGCCCCCTGTGTCTGATAGTTTTTGCATTGTGGCTCGTACTCCGCTAATGGGAGACATAAGCATACGAAGCTTTGGAATGGCTTTAGCTAACGCTCGACCAGCACGTCCTATGTTTAGAACTTTAGGTGCCTCTGTGGCTTTAACCTGAGCAGCACCAGCTGTGCTTGGGCCTGCGTTTGGATCAACAGCTTCATCAGGACCAACGCGACCAGGAGCTCTTTGAGTTCCTGTAGGAAGACCGTTTTCAAACTGGCTAATAGGAGCGTTACGGTCAATGGCAATAGTGTTGCCGTTGTCGTCTACAAAGGAAAACGCTGTGTTCTGAGGATCGTCTCCCAGCTTGTAGTACTCTGTCTTAAAAGTACCATCAGGCTGTTTGACCTGCCTTATCGATACAGCGTCTCCATCAGCATCTCCAGGACGCGCTACGACAACATCAGGAGGTGCGCTATCGCTGAACGGATTATTAGGGTTCTCTGGGTGTAGAACGTGTTGTTTACTGAGGACACCAGACATAGCGCCCAGAGCGCCACCAAAGAGACCACCAGCTGCTATGCCGTATACGGACTCCATCATGGTCCGTTGGTCTCTGAGGCTGTGTAGCACCGCCTCTTGACCAGCAGTTACACCAGCACCAGCAGCCCCTACTCGTACAGCCCTACCAGCTGCGGTAACTTTAGACCCAAGGCCCACTACAGGAATTAAGGTCGTAAGATCTAAGAAGGACAGGCCCATGCCAACAACCATGCCTGCGGTTGTTCCTTCTTGCATGATGCGTCGGTCTTCTAGTTCTTTACGATACCTTTCAGCTCGTGCCTCAAACTGTTCTGGAGACCACACATCATTAAAATCTCCGCTGTAGATGAATGGCAAAACGTCTCTATAAGATTCTTCGTTTTCTTTTGCAAACGCTAGAGGATTAAAGCTTTTGTCGAAGAAATAGCTGCCACTAGATTTCTCTTGGCGAACACCAATATCAAACAGGCTACCAATGATTGTCTCTTGTCGCCATATGGCACCGGCTGTTTCCATTGTCGTAGGAGTATTAGACAGCGGTTCGTTAAAGCTATCAAACTGATCCTTAAGGAACTGCGATGTGAACTGCTGTTCTGGGGTTACCGTAGGTCCAAAAGGCGTGTCTTCAGCCATTTTTATTTGTACTTCCTTTTAGCTGTTTTAGCAGACTTCTTAAAGTCCTTGGCTGTAGGAGCGCCTTTAGCTCCCGCCTTACGCATAGTCTCTTTAGATCCAGCAGCAATGCGCTTACGCTTTGCGTGGATGTTAGCATACAGTCCAGGTTTTTTCATTAGATTACCTCGCGTTCTTAACCATTGAAGCCCCAAAGTACATACCAATGATGGCACTAAGGAGGTGGGTGTCTAGGGGCGTTAGGATCAATCCGCTCATTGCGCGCCACACTGTTTCCTCTTGTCCTGAGAAGAACAAGAAGCCAGGGTGCCACTCTGTGTACCCTACGGTCACAGGGATCTCAGGCCAAAAGACCGGAACGACCTTGGGCCATACGATCACAGCGCCTACAGCTGACAGGGCGATGATACGACGTGTGACTTGGAACCCTTTGTTCTCATAGCGGCGCGCTACGTCTGTAGCTTTCGTTTGTGCCGCAAGTCCATCGATGGAGCGCTGGAAGGCCTCTTGTTTAGCTTTAGCACTTTGGCCCCATAGGGTCATGACGCCAGACATCAGGCTTGAGCCCAGCATGGTTATTAGTTCTAAAGGTAAACCGCCCATGTTAGGTCTTACCTTGTGCTTTTGCTTGTAGAAGATTTTGAAGAGGTCGCAGCTATGTCTTCTTCTATTCTTTTTACGTTTTCAGAGCCAATATCAACCGATCCATCAAGTCGTCTTATGAATTTTATTTCAGACTCGTCGTAAAAGGTTATATTAACCTCGTTATCTTGGTTTCCGCCTAGTATTGCTACTGTTCCGTTTTTAGCTTCAACAAAGAAACCTACATGCCACTGTCCGTTTTTTTCTTTAATAACAAGATCACCCTTCCTTGCTTTGTTTAAAGACACTTTGTTGCCAAGACTTCCATAGTGTTTGGCTCTGATTCTGTTGTATGAATCTTTCTTGCCTCCGCTTGCACTGCGGGTGTGTACAAGGTTTTCAAACGCATCGCCATGTAGATTTTTTAAAACATGAGCGACAAACACAGCGCACCAAGCTGCTTTTCCTGTAGTTAGTTCTTTGTTGTTTTTTATAAAACCTGGAACAAATGTGTCGAACATCGCTCTAATAGTTTTTTGATGTTCCACGTTGGTTTCGTCTAAATTATAGAGCTTGTTTTGATATATAAAATCAATAGGGTTTCCTGACGCTACAGACTGTATTTGTAACGCTTGGTCTTTTAGATCTTCAGAAGCCTTAGAAAGATTAGGAGAAAGTGCTTTCTCTTGTTCTATTTTTAACTCTCGTATTTCATTAGGTTCTCTTGGCCCTTGTAATCTTTTTTGAACTGCTTTGTTTAATTCTGATTTGACATATTGTGAGTCATCAGGTTCTCTAGGATCAGACGACATAACACCATCAACGCCTGCTGCTATATTCGCAGGAACTTCCAGGTCTTCCATCTGGGTCTCTCGATCAAAGCCCGCAAGGATAGCGTCTATTGGATTAAGGCCCTCAAGCGTCTTTAGATCCCTGTTTACAAGCAGCTTAGCCAACGTAGCACGTTGATCTTCTGGTTTGCTCAACATGTGACTGGTGAACGCAGCTCGTTCGTTGATGCTTAAGGTATCTAATTTAAAATCGTTTTCTTGAAGGAGGGCGTCGAACATTTTGTTGGCCTCAAGAATTGCTAGGTGCTGGGTTCTTAAGTGTTCCTCACGATTTTCAGGATTAGTAGGTGGTTTAGTTTGTAGATATTTGTTGAACGCGTTTGTCTCTTGTACATTGGCCTCGATCTGATTCATAACAGAAGAATCCTTAGAACCGTTTGCCGCTATGATTTTGATAGGATCTATTTGGTTTTCATCGCTTGTTAGTCCAGCGGTGGGTGTCAAAAGATTAAGACGCTTAAGAACACTGTTTGCAGCTTTTTGGAACAGCTCGAAATAAGTCTCACCAGACACAGCGTTTAACATCATTTTCTGAACTTCAGGATTCAAAAATTCTGAAAACTGTTCATAAAGGCTTGGAGTGTTGCTTTTGTTTTCAGGACCATCTTGTGCCATTACGGTGTCCTTTCACTGTTCAGAGTGTTCATCACTGTTGAGGAAGAAGGCGCTCCTTTTAAAGCATCTTCTACGTTGAGTTCAAATGGGATTTTGCCCATGCGCTCAATCTTTTGTTTTTTTCTTTCTTCCATATCCTGTGCAGCCAAACGTGCTTCAAGTAAAGAAGCTGATGGAACATATCTGTTTTCACTATCAGGAACGCCTACAGCGTGTGGCAACACTCGTAAAAAATATGCGCCCTGGCCTGCCGGAACTATTTGAAACTCTTCACCAAAGTGTTTTTTGACGTTACTATTGTCTACGTCATATTCTCCAGTTATTGAAAACTCTTGTGCGTCAACAGCTTCACCGTCTAGCATATTAGCAAGTTGATCAGCGCCGGGGACAAAGCTTAAATAGGGGGAACTTCTAGGTACTGTTTTAAACTTTTGTTTTACTTGCAGTACGACTTCTGCTCCGTTTTCTTGTCTCACCACGCCATAACCGCTGTTTACGCCGCCACCTAAAGTGACGAACAGCTTTGAACTATCAACAAAACCTTCATTACCAGAGATCCTGTTTCCTAAGTCGACCACGCTGTTTTGGGCGTTTTCAAAAGTGTTCTGAGGATCTCCGTCCCAAGCTACTGGTACACTGCCCCCAAAGTACATACCGCTAAAGGCAAGGCCCTCCCTGACAATGCCTGCTGGCATCTGAGTGCCAAGAGCGCCGGGTGGTTTGTCCCCCACATAAACACGGTCTTGTGGTTCTGGCATAAGACCTACAGAGTTTTGATACGGAGCTGTACGCTGTGCCAACCTAGAAACAAGCGCGTCTACAAGATTCTCTTGTGAGTAGCCTTCACTACTTAATTTTAACAAGGCTATTTCAGACGGAATCATCCTTTCAACTTCTTTCATCAACGCCGCGTTTGGACGCAGCCCGCTTCCGAAAACTGTCAGCTTTTGGTCTAACGCTTGACCAAGGTCTTTTCTGAAGTTTGTTTCTGCGGTGTTTAGATCGTCTTTGTCACTAACAAGCCCTTCCGTTAGTGTACGTCCAAGTGTATTTTTGCCAGTGCCAGTCATAAACTTATAAGCTTGCTCAACTTCCGCTTTGTAGTTCTCGTCGGCCATCAAAGACATAGTTTTTGCAACACCGTTAACTCTGGCAGATTGTAGCAAAGCGCCGTTCATTTGGTCCTTTTTGAAAACCTCTTCGGCATAAGAACCGTCTGGATCTACTTGCTGAAAGATCGACAAGACCCCAGACATTTTGTTTTGGTCACCAGACAGCCATTCGTTTGTCAGGTGTTTACCAAACGCTTCTGGAACAGGGACGTTTGTGCTCTTAAGAGCTGACAACTGATTATGGAAGATGCGGGCGTCATCTAGTACGCCAAGGTTAGCACCGTTTGTCATAATCTCTGCCGCTTTTTCTCTTTGCTCTTTCGTAAAGCCATCCCAGGCGTCTAATGCTTGGTTGTATCTAGGTGATCCTTTTGAAGAAATAGTAATGCCTTCAGCGGATTTAAAGCTACTATAAACGATATTAAAATCAGCTTGTGCTTTAGCAATCTTAGTATCAAGAGCAGCGACCGCCCCACCAGTTCCTGGCGTCTTTTCTAACATCATTCGTTGCACTTGAAGATCTTGTATCATTGTTCGAGCATCAAAGAACGACGCCACGTCATTAATGTTCTTAATGGCTGTTCCAACTGTTACTGCCTGTGAAGCTAAAGATGTTACAGCCTGCTCACCTCTCATTGTCTTAAAGTTTTTGAACGCCTTAAGGGTTTGTTGTTCTAATGCTTTAGACTCTTTTGGAAAAAGGTTTTCAAACGATACTCTAGGAGCGCCAACCTCTGCCTCATACTGAGGATCTTGGAACAAAGGAGCCCTGAGAAGCGAATAGAATTTCTTAGTTCCTTCTATTGTTTCAGAAGCTTTATCGGCATACATGGACATTAGACGTGCTGAGTTTTGGCCCAGAGTTTCGTTCGGGTACGCAGCACGAATTTGCAGCATCTGAGACTCAAACTGAGTAGCATTAGGCACATGGTCTGAGCTAGCTATTTGTGCGTTTACTGAAGTATTGACAACTTCTCTAGCCCTGATAACAGCGTTTTTACTGGCTGCAACCATGTTTTTGTGGTTCAGGTCTACAGTGTTTTTAGACCACTGATCAACAAAAGCGTTGTCATGAAACGGATTTCCAGTGCCATTTCCAAAGTTTTCATTAAACCAATCTTGACGATATTTTCCGTAATCAGCTGGTCTTACTTGATTAATGATAGCATCAGAAGCAAACTGTGTTTCAGCTCTAGCAGCCGTTTGGTATCCTAAAGAACTTGCATACGATGTTCCATAAGGCCCTGAATGTTTTTCGGAGATCTCTTTTGATACTGACGTTACACCCCTAGCTGCGTCTAGTTGGGCATCTTTAACGCCTTGAGCAGCAGCGGCTTTAGCTCTCTTTTCAAGACTTTTATCAAGCTCTTTTTCAGCAAACTTAGAGCCAAAGTCAAATAACGCAGCTAGTCCTGCTGACATCATTCCCGCATTAGGATCAGCTATTTCTTTTGGTGTCACAAGTGCTTGAGGAGCGGGGATTCCTACGTTAGATCCAGCTGTAAGGTCACGAATAGAAACAGTCGATCTACTTTGTTTTGCCATATTTTTTATCCCCTAGATCCACCGGCTGATCCAACGCCTGTTCCAAGATTAGGTACAGTAGCAGCGCCACCAAGTTTGCTACCAGCGGTCGCTATTGTTGATATAGTGCCTGCAACAGCAGTAGAAATCTGTGAGCTTGCCAATCCAGCAGCTCTTTTTCCTCTGTTTCTTTGCTCGTTGATGGCTCCCATCTGTTGTGATTCTCTTAGTGCAACATCTCTTGCCTCTTTTTCCGCAATACGACCAAGGCCTACTTGTGTTCCGTATTCGCCAGAAAACAAAATGCTACCTAAAGAAGACTCAGTAAGCATAGTTTCTGAAGCTTGTAGTTCACCTAGTTCTTTTTGGGCGGCTCGTACAACATCCGACTGTTGCTCAAGGCTTTCCTGTTGCTCTTGTGCAAGCAGGCGTAGGGCTTCTTGTTCTTCAGCCTTACGCTGTGCCTCTGCTGCTTTAAACTCTGCATCGGCCTGCGCGTTTGCTGACACCGTTGTCATGGCTGTAGACGCTAAAGAAGCAGCTACCATCAGCCCTGCTGTTACTGGATCACCCATAACCCCTACTCCTGCCTCGTCAGTTCATTGAAGAACCCGGTGTAATCAATAGACGTAATGATCATGGGTTTCTCTGAATCATTTACAATTTTAACTGTCACTGTGTTGGCGTTAGTCCTAACGGGAACCTTGAAAGACCCAAGGGACTCAATGCCTATACCGCCTACCAGTGCTGTACCAATCAGCGTACCGTTAAAGGTAAACGTCTGCTGTGAACGTGACTCAGGTGTCACTTCGATCTTAAAGAACCCTGTGTCCTGATAGTTAAACTGAAGGCGCTTAAGCTGGAACCGTCCTGTCTGAACAGTCATCTTACCAGCAGCGTCTGCTCGAACAAACAGCTTGGACAGTTGGACTTCTTGGGTGAAGGGAACGCCCAGGATAGCGTCGGCTGCTGAATGATCACCTACAGCAGTTATGGTAGTTGTTGTTGGGTACGACACAGCAAGCCGCTCACCCACCTGTCCTGTTGGGAAGTCGCTGGATAAGACAACAGCTGCTTTGTTGTTATGCAGATAGGGCGTCGTCCAGGTCGTTAGGCCTGTTGAGACACTGTAAGATCCTTGGGAATTGAACGTCTGGTCTAGACAGATCTGGTACGGGTGCTTGTCGTCTGACAGTTCGTACCTTAGTTCTATCTTTTCAAAGAACGTCTCAGTGCCCCTGGTGACGTACATGTACAGGTCACCTAGAAGAACACCGACCCAATGGATATACGTTCCTGTACCAAAGTCCCATTTGGACCAGGCGCTTTGTGCTTTGGTCTCTTGTTCCGTATAGGTCTTGTAGATGTACAGAGAGTTTCGTTCTGAGTCAGATATGCAGAACATCATCTCATTGGCACTATCAGCTGCGATGTGAACGATAGGTGCCGGTATGTACCCAAGGGCGTGGATCGTAATGTCTTCAGCTGTGGTCGATAGAGACGCGTCGTTGTACTGATACTCGAACACCAGAGCGTCTCGACCACTCTTGGCCGCAAAGTACATACGGTTCCCAAGAGCCACAGGATCACACTTAGGTTCTGTGATGTACGCCGTAGCTGTATCGATCACTGCGTTCTTTGACGTAAACGCCTGTTGGTCTGAAGACACCTCAAACTGTGATCTGTCGGAGCTTAAGAACAATGAGCGCCTGAAGGGGAACGCATGGATCAATTCGTTCACATCGTCACTAGACGCCTGTAGGCCAAACGGATCGCTGTCCAGAACTTGGGTGCTGTACTCTGGCCAAAAGTTAAAGAACAACCGTGAGCGTGAGAAGAACACCGTTTCGCCTGAGATAATCGCAAGACGGTTGCGGTGCGTTGTGATCTGTTTGATCTTACGTCCCACAAAGTCTGGGTTAGGTGTCGTCTGTGTATCACCGGCACCACGAGCATCGTAAGTCCCATGACCAAACGTAAATGTTCCGTCAGACTTCCGCGTCAGGAAGTGGGGCATTGTGCTTAGGTCAAAGGCGTTGTTCTGATACGGATTGGCAGCTTCGATCCAAGCGTCTTGTGTCTGGCTGAACTTAACCCAATAGCCATCAGTCGTATCCGTAGCAGAAAGATACACATAGTAACCTTCCGGAGCCCAGTTAGGCAGCAGAGAGCGTGCTGTTCTTACGTCTGCGTAGACGTGCCTTGTGATTGTCTCACCACCGCTTGAGTACGCTGAGAACCCTGTGCCATCGACAGAGGTCGATAGGTCATAGTCGCTATACAAAGCGAACGTCGTTTCTGTAAGCTTACTGACGAAATACTGATTACCGTTTAGTTCAGTCATGCCCTCGACATTGTCAATGCTGACTTTCTGGTACGTTGCAAAATGATGGTCGTCAGCTGTCGTTATGACAACAGGGTTCGCTTGTGTTGCTGCGGTGATGTTGTGTGCATGAGAGTCACTAGGGATATCTACAAGCTGCCTTGAGGCCTTTACGCCATATGTGGCATCAGACCCGTTGTCCGCAATAGTGAATTGATGACCGTCTGTGTTCTCTATAAGAACCGTAAGATCTCGGTTGTTTGGTTTTTGTGTAACTGTGAAGTTTCGGTAGCCTAGTGTAAATCCTGTGAAAGACGCGTGTGTGATGATGTCATCTGCAATCGAAGACCCGTCAAGTGCGCCGTTCTTAGACCACACTTCAACACCATCAGTCGCTGTGTCGTTTAGGTTATCGATGATAAGCGCGTTAGTTCCTGTGGTCGTTGTGCGTGACGTAACAAGAGCTGTAGGATTATCGCCGTTTGTGTATGTCGATTCAGCCATACTGACTGTGAAATCTTTATTAGCAACAATCGTGATGTCGCCAATCGTAGTTGCAGAAAAACCTTCTGCTGGGTTGGTATTAGCTAGATATGCTTTGCCGTTGGGAAACTCAACAGTCTGCTCTGCACCAGCTAGGTCATAGACCTTTAGATCACCGTTTTTAACGACAATAATATATTGTTCTACTGCGTCTCTAACATAAGCGTAGCACCAAGGCTTATCAGCTGTATAAGCGAATGTGTTTTTAACGACATGTCGTGAGGACGCACGGCTCTCTAGGCCGCCGCTGATCACAGACGTAAGAACATTGGTTGCTTCTTGTACTTGCCCAGTGAGCCTTAGAGAGTCAGGCTGACGGCTTACGCCTTGGTATAACGTCTTAAGCGACTGCTCTATAAGAGTTCCCATTCTACCGCCCGTATAGACCGTGATGTCGGTAAGTTGCGTATGAAACGTAAGCACTGTCCGTCAGAATGTTGGCGTCGTCTGTCTCAGACTCAGCGTCCAACAAGGCGGCATAGGCCTCAAGTTCACCACGGCGTGTGAAATTATCTAAAGCCACAGACTGCATCTGGGACTCTTGGAACTTACGAGCTGCAAGGTACGCAATGTATGTGCTTAGTTCTAAGCTTAGATCTTCAAACTCTAGAAGGTACACAACGTCTACATTCAGGTTTTGCGTGAACTCATAGGTTTGCTTTTTAATATCGTAAAGAGCCAAACGGTTATTGTAGTTACGAACAGTGACGTTAATAGCTTGGTGTTCTTGTGTTGTATCAACGCGCAAATAGTTCGACGGAATATAAATAAGATTGTTGCTGTTAGGCGTTAGTTTCAAATTGTAGTCAATGTTCTGGTGCCACCCACGCGCTTGGACGGTTTTGTTAACTTCATTGAGTTTGCTTTCAGCTGCTTCAGCATCAGGAAGGCCAGAGGTAAGAGACGAAACGGGTGCTTCACCGATAGACTCTAGGACAATGTTGACAGCTTCGATCTTGCTTAGGCCCATAGTACCTCCTGAAAAACTGAGGGGCCACCTGTATTGCTACAAGCAGCCCCTCAATCAGATTAAGCGGACTTGAACTCTACGGCCATTTCTGGACGCAGAACACCATGACCAACGAAGAGCTTGGAGACCAAGAAGTCTTCAAGACGACGAACGTCACGTTCGGTCTCAAGGCTGATGTCCATAAGCTTGCAAGTAGCAATAGCCTGTGGGCACCACATGACACCAACCGTCGTGGAGTAGTTAGCACGGTATTTGCTGAACACACCAGCAGCAGACGATTCATCAGTCGTTGGCATGTTGCGGCTTTTAACCACCATCACACCATCGATGTTGATCATCTCAGCACGGTCAGAGATACCGCCTGCGTTGTCTGCCTGGAAGTCACGATTCAGAACCAAGTATTGACCATTGGAGTCGGTCGCATACTTGATGGCATCGAAGATTTCCACAGGAACAGCACAGTACCGCTGCATATCCTCTGGAACATCCTGGTTGAACAACGCAATGTTCGCTTCGCGGATAGCGTCGATCCAAGCGATACCAGACGGCGTTGCGTCGTTAGCCAAGTTGGCGTCCGTAATAGCAGTACCACCGGGGAACGGCGAAGCTGCTGCGGTACGGGATGCCAAGATCAGCTGACGGAACACGTTCTGATCGAACACCTTAGCAAGCGCTCGACCCATCTCGCTAGAAACGATGGAACGCATGTCAAAGTGGGACAGGATACGATCGATATCAGAGATCGCGTAGTGCGATACAAGGATGTCGTCAACCGTGATGACCTGTTCGCTGGTCGAAAGATCGTTGCCCAGCAGCTCAGAACCAGGCGTGTGATATTCAGCAGACGCCTTCCAAGTTTTCGGGAAACGATAAGATTTAGCACCACCAGAAAGATTCTTAATGAAGTGCTTGTCGAGAGTAACAGTTGCGCTGTCGAAGGCCGTAAGCACTTCGCCACCAAAGACACTGAGAAACAGTTCCCGATTGTCAACTGGAGACGAAGCACCCTTACCAAAGCGAACTGGAGAGGAAGCATCACCTAATGCCATTTATTTTCTCCTGATTAGATTAAAGGTAAAAGGGGGTTGGGTTGCTCTGTTAACTTCGTGGGATTGTCCGACGTATCGGGGTCTCAGCTAGTCGTTAGGGCAGAAGAATGTATAGTTTAGTTATCCAAGTCCCAGGTAGCAGTTTGTATCTTTTTGATAACTTGCTCTCGGAACTTAGGAGACGTGGTGTATTCTTTAGACGCCATGTCTGCTTTCATCTCAGCCTTGCTGCGATAACCAGCTGACGACGGAGCCGCAGAGTTTTCACCACGAATAAGTGTAGGCTCGCGGGTTGCGGGCCGTGTTTCCATAGCTTCTGACATTCTGGCCCTTAGACCATCCGCTGCCAAACGCCACGAAGACGTAGAAAGCAGACTGTTAAAATCTGCCACTTCTGTTTCAGACAGGTTTTCTTGAGCCCATTGCATAGTCTGAGCCCACTGCTCTTCGCCACCAAGGTAATCCAAAGCAGCTTTACGTTCCGTTTCAAACTGGTAGCGATACGATTGAACATAAGACTTAATTAGATCCTCTGGGATTCCTACTTTCTTCAGGGCCTCATAGTCTTCAGAAGATAGGTCTCCTTGATCAATAATCTTTTGACCAATCTCCTCAGTGTCTAGTCCAGCTTTGACAAGAATGTTTGATACTTCTTGTTCTTCGGCCTCTGAACTTGGTTCTTCTGCGGCTTTTTCGGCAGTCTGGGTTTTTTCTTCTTGGTCCTTTGGTCGTCCTTTTGCGTTGAAGAGCAACTCTCGCGCATGTGCTTCCCAGTTGTAAGCGCCTGTCTCGTTGTCGTAATACTTATCAACACCTTCAGCAGGCATATCAGGTACGGGGACAGTGTCTTGTTCTACGTCTTCTTCTGTCCCGGGGTTGTAGAACTTATCAGCCATAAGCTGATTGTATTCGTCAGAACCTGGGACAACTTCATTTTGGTCCATATTTAGACACCTTGTTGTGGTTGGGTTTCACCCATCATAGCTTGCGCTGCCTGTGTTGCAAGCTCTTGTCCACCAGCTGCTATAGCCTGGTTCTGAGCCTGCATCATTTGTTGTTGCTGCTGTTCTTCCTGAACTTCTTGCTGTGTCTTCACAGAGTCAGGCAGGCTTAGGCCATAGAACACCTTGTAAAGCAACTCGTCCCATTTGACATACGCCAGAACTTCAGGCGGCACTCCTTGAAGGAACTGAAGCGCCGTTTGTACACGGGTCACATCGCTCTCACGACCAAGGGCCTCAAGGCCCGTAAGGATCGTAGGTTCAATTAGACCTTTAGGCCACACAGGCAACTGTTCGTTCTGTTGCATCTGTACGATCAACCGTTCCAAACGACGCTGTTGCATCGCCCGGTTAAGCTGGCTGTACACACCGCCCAAGGTGGCCTCTAGTTCCTGTTGGTTCCTTTGGATCTCATAGGCCGTAGTCCGCTCGCTGTCACGAGTAGCCGCAGACCCAAGCATAAAGGCCCCGCCGATCTCTCGTGTCAGGCGATCTAGTTCCTGAGCGCTGATCTGAAGACCATTGGTGTTCTGGAACTGAAGCATCGCAACGTCTTCAGGATTGCCGACGATGATCTCACCGTTGTTCGCCGTAGCAATACGACGCCGTAGGTTCAGACCACCGGCAGCATTAGGACGAACCATCGTGACGTTACGAGAGGCCATCGCACTGCCGTCGAGCAGAGCTTTAGACAACGCGTCAATAGCTCGGAAGTCCGGCAGATGCTCTTCGATCTTACCGCGCCCATAGTCCTCACCGATTACTGAAGTCCAACGAAGGGCGTTGTAAGGTAGAACCTCGTACTCGCCTTCACTGTTAGGCACACGTTCTTTGTTGACCTCTTGGTAAACGTAGTAGGTGCCGTCGTCCTGTAGCTGAGTGTGGGTCAGAACAGGCACACGATCACCGCTGTAATCTTCCGCAGTCACAAGCCCTTTGATCTCATCAGGCAAGCTTTCAGGAGACATATGTTCTTCAGTGATAATCTCACGAACAACGCCCATCATGTCCCTGCTGATGCAGTATTGATCCA